TCTCACCCAAGGTGGGGCAAGAGATTTCGTAGGTCGTTTCGTTCATGTCCTTATTATAGGGGCTGTGAGAGGCAATGCGAGAGACTGTGTGCCACTAGGTCGATCGTCCACGGGCGGCTGAATCAGTTTGTGTTACATAGTGGAGACAATAAAAAAGAGGGGATATACCCCTCTCACTCAAGCAAACTCACTGAAAGTGTAACCGTTGACGAAATCATTCACGACTTTGTTGTCACGAACGAACCACTGAAAGTCTTTTTGAAATACACCATCAGTGAATGCATTGCAGAACTCGTTGATGATAGCATTGAGACGAGATTTGGTGGTGTTAGACTGCCAACCTCCATCAAATACAGTGACAAAATCATCACCTACTTTTGCGATCAAGTTACCATGAAGGCGAACTTCAGACACACCGTCTTGAGTTGTAACGGATGTGTTTGCTTTAGACCAGTTGGCGTTGCCGTGGATGGCAGCGTTCATTTGGGTTTCGATCTTACGCATGTTTGGTGTCGTTTGGTTGACTTCTATACAATACAGGAACGGGACAGGAAATCAAGCGATAGTAGACACCTTGTCAACCGTCACACGGCAACCCTCGATTTCACTTATGTTATGAGCAACAATCATCGCTGCCCCATAGTTATCCACAAGTGTACGTTGATCAACATCCTGTGTGCGATGTTTGGTCACTATGTAACCCTTACGTGTTGATGGGGTAGTGATAACTCTCATGTGAAAATGTTTCAACTGTGTATACACTACATGATCCACATCAAATTGCAAGTGATAGTGGACACTTCAACTTCTGTCCACTACCTATTGACAAATCAATCATATTCATCGTAGTTTCTGAACTTGGCAGATCGTTTTGCTCTGCTCTTGAATCTCTTGGCATTCTTAACATCATATCCAAAGTGTTCATAATCATCTTCAATCTGAAGTTCTTTGTGATTACTATCTGGATTGTACTTACGATTGTTTTTCATTGTTATTAGTCAGTAATAGCAATTATAGAGTAATTATTTAGAATTATCCTTGTTTTCTAGGATATTCTTATGTTTTAGACTAGTTGATACAAATTTACCAACACTTTCTTTGTTATTAATACAATTAGTGAGTGATTCTACCCATTTTGTATCATTTATAGTGTAATTATACTCTTTTTCAGATGATTTGAACACAATAACAAGCTTATCTTCATTGGTAGTTAAACTTGAAATAGCAGAAGATTCAAAATCCTTAAAATTCATTTTTTTAATTAATTGAGTTTTCTGAAAAAGTCAAAAAACTGACTTTTTGCCTTTTCCATGTTTCTATAATAACCCAGAAACGCCAATTTGTCAAGGGTCTCGGGGTCACTTCGCAGGCTGTCACACAACTCCTTGACTTTCGAGTGCTGGGGCGCTAAACCAACAATAACTCCGCACATTACCTATGTTTTTTAATACATTTAGTTTTCCACAGGTTTTTCCACAGGTTGTTAAGAAATCATCAAATTGTGTCGTTGAGATACCTGGTGGCTACTACGGAGTGCCTGTACGGTGTATTGAGAGTATATCAGGTTTAGATAACAGTTTCTCTTCATGTACTGAATGTATGTGTTGTCCTCTCTTCATCATCTTAAGTGATGCTTCTTGTGCTGATTCAAGTGTAAAATAGACTGCCTTTGTCCTTGTACTATGTGTATGGTTATAGTATGTGTGTTCATACTCAACAACATAGTATTTGGTTGGTGCTTTATGTCTATAGTTCATTGCTTACGAAATTGATCTCCAGTTTTCTCTCTATGGCAATCATAACATAGGAGTTGACACTTTGCAATTTCATTCCATTGTCTCTCTGACATAGTTTTAGCACCCATTCTAGGACGAGGATCGAATTCTTTATCTTCTGGGTTGATATGATCGAATTCTAATCGTTCTTTTGTTCCACATCCTATACATCCTTCATGATTGTCACGTTGTTCAAGGAAAGAGACAATAGCATTGTAATTGTATGCTTCTCGTTCTCTTCTTGTGGATAGTCTTTGGAGAGACCATTCTTTTTTTCGTTGTATCACTTCAGGTAGTAAGTTCCTCGCTATCTTCCTTGCCTTTGCTTCAGGTGAAAGCCTCGCATACTCTGCCTTATGATCTCTCATGAGGAGAGTTTATGTATTTGGTATTGAATCTTCTGAATGATATGTTGATGTGATACTGATGGATGATCTACCTGTTCACCTCTTGCCTTTGCATAGGATGATGATTGATCTAGTATAGACTGAAGATACTTAAGTTCTTCGAGATTAAACTTCATTGTAGTTCTTCCTTGTAATACTTTGTGCCATGGTGCATACAATGGTCCATCATAATTCATTTGCCTACACCATAATCAGGTGCATACTGTTCGAGTTTCTGAATTGCTTTAATGAGTTCTTCTGTCTCTTCCCATTCCCACTTATCACCTTTGGAGTTGATAAATTGTTTTGTTGTTGTTTTAAGTTTCATTGGAAGAAATCCTCAAGGGTGGAGAAGAGTTGACGTTTAGGTTTCTTGTAGTTAGATTTAAATGTATGTGTATGATCAGGGAAGATGTCTACCCTGGAGTTACGTTTGTTGAGTTTGTATCTTATCAGGTGTTTGTTAAGATGATGTTCACACTCAAACATAGCGATGATCTTATCATTATGATAGATCCATTCAAGTCTATAGGGGAAGTGTTTAGAATGTGGTGGCCAATCAGTAATGTTCTTCCGCCGATCCGTAATCTTCAAGATCTTCGGAGAGGCTTTGGACTTTCTTTTGGTAGTAGAGGGCTTCGAGTTCTTCTTCATTGTAATACACAATCAGGTCATCATCATCTTGGTGATCAGGATGCATCCACTCATAGAACTCATCAGCAATAGAGAAAGCATCTTCCATACGATCTTTACGTATGAGAAACTTGAATCGTCGTAGTCGATTCTCCATGATCATATCCATTTGTCTGGAGAGTTGTTCTTGGAGTGCTTTATTCATGAGTGGTAGTGAGTTTGTTATTCAAGTGATCATACTCAACGAAAGTATAACCTTCAGGTAATGCTTTCATCAGAGCAGCAGCAAACTCGGCAGGATAGTGACCATGATAACGCCAGAACAGTTGATATTCCCTGTCAGAGATATCAAGTCTTGGTTTGACCTTCAGTTCTTCGGTGATGGGTTCTAGCAGTTCTAGAACGTGTTCAGTGACGAGATTCATTTGGTATACATGTAAGTGTTGTTGTACGTAGCAAGGAAATCATATGCTGCCTTGTACAGTTTATACTCTTCAGGTAGCATATCCTCCCAATCAAGAGTATCGTGACTATCCCAGTCAATTGTACCGTCATCATCAACTAGGTAAGTAGTTGTGGTGCCGTTCTCTAACATGATTGCTTCGCCATTAACGACAACATACATGAAATCGGATTCCATCGTGGTCATGAGTGAACTGAAGTGAGTATACTATGTATTGAGTTGAATGTCAACCCCTGCGGTACAGATAACCACCAGCCCAATCAGCATTCTCTAACAACCAATTACGTTGTGAAAGAATGAGCATATTGAATCGTACTCCCTTGGCAGGTGCTTTGATACTTGCTGGTTTGTATACTTCACCAGTCTTACGATCAACAAATGCATGTACTGATTTAGTACCACCAGTATGCATCATGATCTTGTGATACTTACGACCAGTGTCAACAGTAAACTCATAACCACAATTACCATCTTGTAAATCTGCAATACATGCAGCATGATACTCTTGCTTATCAGATGATGGCATCAAGAACTCATGACGACGAATCGATTCATTGATATAGTTTGTCAAGAGTGCATTACATAACTCAAAGCAATACTTGGTGATGTTGAGTTGAATACTATTCTGTGCGTCACGTTGAGCACAATAGTCAGAAAACTCTTTGTTCATTGGTGTGGTGGTCATGAATGCCTTGCTGATGTGTTTAGTATAATGGATCAGGAGCGTGTTGGCACACGGACTGTGACACTATGCGTACCGTCCTGATTCAGTTGACGACCGAGCAATTCAGAATGTATGCTACGTGCCAACTGCTGATCAATCGTCTCATAACTTACCTCACCATCTTCAGGAGTGACAGCACTGATCATGTAGTATTCGGAGACGAGCATTGGATGTGTTCCTTTGACTCTCTTAATATACAGCCCTATGGGGTCACTGTCAAGCGTTCTGACCAGTTCTTGAACTGTCACCCATGATTGTCCATGAACTCATCCAGTGTGTAACCTTCACCAGTTGATGTTTCTTCTACCAATTCTTCCACAGTGAGTAACTCTAACTTCAGACGATACTCCTCTGGTGTGTCATCATCAGGATCGTAATCATCATGACAAAGATAGTCCCACTCATGCACGAGTGCATCAATCAGTTGTTCCTTGCTGTAAGTCAGTGTCATTGGTTTCAGTTGGTTGAATCATTTCAGGATTATCACCCTGTTGTGATGGTAGTGGTGCGACTGATGGTACAAAAGGACTACGATCACGGTTCTTAATCACAATGAATGCATCATGATTATACTTTACCTCACCAAGAGGTGTTGACCATTTCTTATTGTATCCTTCAGGTTGATCAATACCTGATGTCTGACTACCTGAAATTGTGATCTCAATGTCATCATCAAGTTCCCACTTCAACTTCTCAAACAATGATAGGATCAGTCTTTCGAGTGGTGATTGCTGATGTACTGTAGGATCATCATAGAGTCCAGGAGTACGATAAGTATTTGGATCGTCTTCTACATTCATGTGCTTACATATGATTTGAGTAATGGCATTGCACTCCATGCCGTGGTGTTATTTAACGACACCTCTTTACCTACCTTATTTGAGTTGATGGGGGCATGGTAAGTGTGCGTAGTGCTTCTCTTTGTTCGCTTGAACTTGACGAATCCCCAGATGGTACGAATAGGACTATCAGTGCTATAAGAATAACTTTGAGTGTTACAAAGCCATATAGCAACCACATTAGATTTGAAATCTTCACATTCATAATAATAATGCTTTGGTGCTGTGTATGGGAAATCAGTTGGTAATGTCATACAGCATCTAACACTAACAACATCTCATAGCCTGACTCACAGTCATCTAACCAGTGAAGATATGCTGCCCACTGTTGTACGTTCACTGTCATTTTGTTTTCTGAATGGTTGAGTTGTAGTAGTTCATCATCTGTGTGTCACGATGAGCAAGGAACATCAAATAAGATGACATTGCAAAGATCGTGACAACAAATGCGAGTGAGTATTGAATGAAGTTTGACTTACTCATAAGTTTGAGTGATAGCATCAGACTTAAAACGACGGCACAACTTAAACAATAGTTTTAAGTCATCTTCAATCACATAACGAAACGAGTCAGATTCGATGATAAACTTACCATCCTCCAACCATACTTGTGGAAGTTGTTTCTTGTAAACTGGGAGATCGAAAAGCATGATGAAGAAAGAAAAGAATGAGGGAAGGTCTCGCGGCTGGAGACACAATTATATAAACCCTCGGATCAACCTACTGCCATTGGAGCATACTCGGAGCGTGGCATTTGTGACATGTTGTATCCATTAACTGTAGCACCGTTAGCGATACGTGTCTCCCACTCATTCTGTGCTGTCAACATAGTCACAGTGCTGTAAGATTTAGTGCCATTGTTGAATGTAACACGCTTCTGGAAACGCTTGACGATCACGTTGTCACCTTCAGCAATGAATGCCTCGGGAAAGAAGTCAACAGTGCAGACGTTGTTTGTGAGTTGCATGGTGTGGGTTGGTTGCTGATGAATTAAGTATAGGGCATCTGGTGCCCTATTTCGACAAGTTGGTGGGCACTTCGTCTGCTGGCACACGGGAGACAGTGAAACGCTTGATCTGACTGTCAAACTGACGCCAGTCCTCGATAACCTCGCTCACGATGCGTTCGTGCTGACGCTCCATGCCCTTGGCAGTCTTACACTTGCCTTCTTTACGGAAATACACGATTGGAAACGAGAGATCCTTGGTGTCGATCTCGATCTTGTAGTGAGAGTGCTTGACGACTTGGACTGTCATGGGGTGCATTGCGTTGACTCTCTTAATATACACGGTTATGGGGTGCTGTGCCACAATAGTGGACACTTCAAGAGGTGGTCAGCTTGGACATGCTGATCATGAGCAAGAACACTACCATGATCACCACGTCCCATGATTTTGTCCTGATGAAGTATGGAATGCTGATCACATCAGCAATACAATTTAACACCACACCAGTGATTACATTCACATGCAAGATAATAAAATAGGCAGTGATGACTCCAACACTGCCTACAACTCTCGCTTTACTATCGAGTTTCATTAGTCTATCTCTGCTATGTTAATGTTGTTTCTTTCGATAAGTGCATCACGTAGGTCTCCGTTCACCCATGTAATAGCTGAACCACATTTATCACAACGTAGCAGACCAAAGTGAGACAATCTCTTCTTTCCTGTATCCCAACGTTTGTAATGATATTCTAGGAAGAACTTATCATGATCACAACATTGACACTTACGATGAGGGAGGTATACAGGATCATATTTAAACAGGGGATCTTCAGGCAAGATAAACTTATCATTACTTTCAAAGAAATTATCAACCTGCTCGTGAGCGGCACTGTTTATCTGATCTTGTGTTAGGTGTCTGTCTAAATGATGATTGTTCACATTGTTTTCGCGTTGATAAGTTGTGTACGAATAGTTTCGAGTGAAAACAACGCAGATTTGATGCTAGCAGCAGTCCAACCATATGCATATGCATACGAAGGAGCAGGAGAGTCGTCTAGACAGTCCTTCAGAGCGTCTCCATCAGAGTCTACAGGGGAATCTAGGTTAGTAGCATTCTCACCCACTTGCAGGGCATCCTGGAGGGACTCGATGACGGAGAGCAGTTGGGTGTCAATCAGCATTTGTTCTGGTGTTGATAGCATCAGTATAGTCTGTGGTCAGAACTCGTCCAGTTCTGGTGGTACAGTTTCGATACTGTCCCACAGCACCTGCTCGGCTGCATCACGCAAGATAGACTCCCGAACTGCTGGATCATCTGTCCAGTCGCCTTCGTAGTTACCCATTTCAAAGTTGTATTGTTCCATGATGTTAAGAATCGCTTCGGTTTCCGTTGATGAGGTGAATTTTGTGAAAGTTTTGTTTCGTTACTACGAGACAGACTGATCTAGGGATGTCATCAGGTATGACTTTGATGCATATGGTGCATTGTTTATCTTCATAGTTGAAGGTCACAACACCAAGATATCCATCATACTCTACTTCTGTCCCTACTGGATACATAGTTGTCTCTCGTACATGGTTGATCGTCAATCGTGATGAATGAAATGTCAGGATATAGTGTGTGAGCAATATACATTGCTAGATCTTGATTAGGTGCGATGACGTGAGTTGAGACAGTATACACACCATTAGGTGGTTCTGCTTGATCATCTTGCCACTCTTGTTCGAGTTCAAGTCTCCACACATGACCACTGTCTAGGTGTGAATCAAGGTCATGAATAACATCAACAGTCATAGAATCTATCGTGCATGTCGGACATTTGTTGTTGCAGTTCTTGAATGTAAGCAGCTTGATCATTGATCGTGTCTGCGTGATCTTTGATGAGTGATTTCATCTCTTCTACCATGGATTGTTCGATATCAGTCATGGGTGAATAGTCGTATGTCATTCAATGATATGTATACTATAGAAAAAACTCCTCGATGTAATAGTCTACGGTCACTTCATAGAATGCAGCACGTTCTTCTAGTGCCATGGCGAATGCATCACCACTGTCAGTAACAACATTCTGCGACGATGAGTTTAACATCGGCGTAGTTTTTGTATCCGTTGTATTTGACGAAATCGCAGACAGTTTGTGCAGTTTGTCGAGAAACGATGTGTCGTTGAAGAAATTTTCCACTGTTAGATTGGATAGTGAGTTCGTACTTTTGCATGATCAGTTGTTGTCTTCAGTGTTTGCTTCATGCTCGTCAATCAACTGATTAATGTCTTCATCAGTGAGCGACAGAATGGAGGGAAGATCATCATCAACGTCTAAACGATCGAAGATTTCGCCTTCCATGTCGTTGATCTCATCCCACATAGGGTGCTCCTGTTGTGTACTTGCATATTGTAGAGCGCAACGAGTGCGTGGCGAGCTGATGTGTGGCGGTTTGTATACTGTCACAGCAGGTCTAGATCTTTCCCATGTCTTCCTGTAGACAGGTAGAAGTCAATTCTTTGTGCCAACTCGGAGACACTACCATACTTTGTCGTGACAACACTCTCTTGTCCGCGTGTCATGTATTGTAGTGCGCTCCAAATGATGTTTAGTTCTTCTTTGGTCAGTGTTACTTGAATGGACATTGCCATGTTGCGTGGTCTTCATCAGATATTCTACCACAATTGTGTAGTGTGTCAAGGAAAAATGACCAGTATAATTGCTTACCTGATGCATCTCCACGCAATTCTTTATGCCACACCTTGATCATGCGTCTGCAGATCCACACTGCTTCACGCTTTGTCAGGGTCTTTTGGGTTGTTGTGTGTGCCATATACTGATATGAAATTGAGAAATGAATTGATGCTGCGTTCTGTACATAATGATCGCTTCGCTTCTAACCAATACTCATACTCATCCTGTAAGTCTGATCCTAGTTCGATCTCTACTCTACGATTGGTCCCCATGTTCCACTATCTCCAAAGTTACGGTTATCAAGCTTATCCATGATGCTATCCATTTGTTTCATTGAGTCAATCTTGCTGATCATCTCTGCAATAGCATTACAAATGAAAGGTTTCTCTTGTCTTGCAGCATATGACAATGCATTACGTAGGTTAGACTCTGCTTCATCTAGTGAGTCTTCAACTGATTTTGATAGTGCCATTAGTTTTCTTTCTTTAGTGTAAATGATCCATCTTTGTTATCTATCCACAATAGTGTGTCACCTGGATGCCAATCTAATTTATCCATGAGTTCATCAGGAAATGTAAGCACACCTTCATCATCAACAGGAACAATATATTTCATTAAATCCAGTCAGGTTTGCGGTTCGGTAGTCGTAGGTAGTTGCTAGATACCCATGGTTTAGAAGCAATATACATTTTATATGCTGTCAGTGTATCTATGCTATCATCAAACTTGTACTCTTCAGGCATTGCACGAACAAATGGAGTATGATTATCCCATTTAACATAAGGAATGATCTCATCAGCAACAAGGAGAGTCTTGAAACAAGTATGGCATTTACCATATCGATTGAAATACTCTTCACATAATGCTATACCATGAGCAAGCAACCATCTAGAGTTCTCTACAGTCTCATTAGCCCATTTAGTACAAGGATGATTACGGAATGCACCTTTATCAGTAGCATATGGATTACCATCTGCTTTAGGTATTGTGCCATAACCATGACCCCACTTGTCAGAGCATACAATAGATAGCATCTGACATGTTTCTAATGGCATCTTGACAATGTGCTTGTCAGGTAAACACTCTGCTGATTCAGTCGGATGTTGACTCGTCACGAAAATATTCATCAGGTAAGTACGCACTCCTATTAATAGCAAGATTAAAACTGAATGTCAACCTCATCTTATTACGATTCTCCTTACCCACCTTTACAGCATGTTTCAGATGTGGTGGGAACAACAATATATGTCCATCATGAATGTATGATGTCCAGAGTTCTTCGTAATAGTCACAGATCTTACTATCACTATGCTTAAACAATTGCTGTGTACGCATGGAAAGATCTGTTTTCTGGAATGTCAACTGTCCTTCACAACAATTGCTTGCAAAGTATATGCCAGACCAGTATGGGTTTAAGTTATCAGGTGACAAATGATCGTGTGGTTCTTGACCATGTTCTTCATAGTATGCATTATACCAGAAGCCGTTGTATCGTATGTCAGCTGGCATATTATAGCAAGCAAGGACTTTCTTGCAATGCTCTAACACATCTCTCTTAACATTCTCCGCAGTCTCATTATCAATATACGGATCATCCTCCTTAATATTAGGGAATGATGTATTGAGAGGAGTAAACCATACCTCTGGTTTTCTAACTACCCTATCAAATGACTTCCATTCATATGATTCATGCTTTGGGAATTTAGTAACTATCAATGGCGTTGCAAAGATAGGTATAGTAGCAATTTCTACTGTCTCACCACTTATATCATTACTAAATTGTTCCATCATAACTTGACGCCCTGGGTACTATTGACAACTCTAGTGTATAGATGTAGTGTACCCTCTTGCTCACACTTAAGATGCCAACGTGTCATAAGACAGACACCATCTTTAGTGCCACCAGTCATCATGTTGCGACCTGCCTTTGTCATCGTAGAATACAGTCCATACCTAGTTTCCCAGACGTAGAAGCATTCATCAATAAGTTCTGCACCTTCGGGTACAATAACTTCAGTCACTTGCTCTCCATTGGTACTGTCCATTGTGGACTCCATAATTAGTTTTCTTTGATTGTTGGTGATCCTCAACCAATTCTAGAATATGTTGAGAGATTTGTGATGCTGTGTCGTCGTCCCAATCACTATCATCCAATGTCCTGCCCATGTTGAACACTTCGTGCAGCTTTAGGTTAATGGAGTCGATCAACATGTCATGTTTAGTCATGGCAATAAATGTAAACTAGAGTATATAGATCAGAATTCACGATTCCTTCTATCATCTAGATACGAAATGATATCAGATCGCCACTCCATTAGTTCATTGTAGCACTCTTGGTTGTGAGCACATGCTCGAAGTCTATTGTCAGGCTTCAATACACTCTCATAAAAGAGATTGAATGCATCACGTCGTCTTTGTTGCTTAAGTTCTTCGTCAGTCATCGAATACCTTACACATAGGGGAACCAGGGTGATCATCACAGAACTTATCTAGCACCTTATCTTGGTGACGATTCTGTGGATCAGCAATCTTACCTTCTGTATTAGGATCCCACTCATCAGGTGAGTGTTCTTCATTACAATGCAGATCTACCTTATACTCATTCCACTTATCATTTGCATCATAAAGTGGATCGGAGGGATCTTTTTGGCGTGGTTGTGACATGATTCAGCAGTCCTTATTTTTGAATTGTTTACGGCATAACTTAACTTCTTTGAGTTCATCCTTAATCATCTGATAGGCATCTTCAGGTGATATTTTCTTTGCCATTTCCATAGCAGTGATGATCTCTACTCTTGTTCCAAAGTGCTTGAGTGCTTCTTCAAAACAATTTAGTTCTTCGTACATGATAACTCCTTCTCTGCTTTTGCTTCCGCTTGCTTGCGCTTACGAGCATCTTCAACTACACTGTAGTCAACACTATCAGGGTAAACACGGTTCAGAGCATCACAGATGCCCTTGAGAGAGTCCTCACGCTTCTTTGACTGTAGACCCTTGGCACGTAGTTCCTGACGTGTTGGAATGTCACCGTGAGGTGCTTGAGCACGAAAGAAAGGAGCGAGGCAGGCAGCGTCATGAATATTGAGCGCAGAACGATCAGGCAATGAACCTTGCATTATGTAGGGGGTGACAACCCACGAATCATACAGCATCAGCCCCTGCTTGTCAAGGGATCAGGGTCTCGATCTCCTTAAACTCATTGTGTGTTGTCCTAAACAATAGAATATCTACCAATTCATTGTTCTCAAACACAAACTCAAAGTCAACTCTAAAGTTCTGCAATCCTTTCCTAAAACCATTGTCAAATACTACTTGACGAGTGTCAGGAAATACACTATTGATATACTTTCCATGTTCTTCTGTCAAGAAATCACCCTTTGCAGATGATAATCCATATAGATGTTCTCTTGAAATCTGTTCATCTCTCAACTCAATCTTCTCACGATTTCGTTCAGCAGTCATAACACTTCTGGTCTCTTTAACACTAGACTTTCTTTCTCTCCAGAATGCTGTATGATATTGACAGTTTAATCTAAATGATTCTCTACCATTAGCATGGAAGATCATCTCACCGTCTAGGTATAAAGGATTTCTTTTACAATGTGCGGCAAGTCTAGACATTACTTCATTATCAGTAATGTTATAATCTAGACCCTGACCTTGTTTCACCTTCACTGCAATAGGAGTACCAGAGATATCATACAAATAACCACAAAATGTAGCGCCTTTATCACAACTTGGACGTGCGTCTGGATTAATGTGGTGTGTACGAATAGATTCTGTAACCTTATTGTATACCTCCCTCAAATGTGAAGTATTTGTCTCATCAATTAGATGTTGTAAATTGCGCTGTTGATATAATGCATTGTAAGATAAATCTATACCACTCTCATAAGACAAGTGCTCATTACTATTATGATTAACACAAAACGTCTTGTACTCGTTTTTAATAGTAGGAGCGACCTCGCTAATTAAATAATCAAATACAAAGATCTCATTCATGTTATTACGAGCATCATCTGCTATTGCAGGTTGATACTTCACATCTTTCAATGATGTGTATAACCATGGCATCATCGAACTTGTGTATAGATGCTCTTGCCTCAATACACTGTATACTTCTTTTACTGTGTAAGTGTCGGAGAAGATCATTCGTTTGATGCGATAAGTTGTCCTAGATCATTATACAATGCATAAAACACATACATCTCTGGATTAGCAACAGATGCTTGACTATCAGGGAAGTTGTCATCAAAGTAATCAAGTACACCCTGATCTAGTCTCTCAAGTTCTACAACCACATACTCTGACTGTTTCATGTCAGCAATAAGATCTGACTCTAGCATTTTTGAGTATCGAGCAATAGATGTATTGATAGCATCAACATTGGTGCTATTGTTCCATCCAGTTACTCTAATGAACGCTAGTGGCACTCCAGCTGTCATTGCATAACGTCCAAGAATCTCTTGTAGATTGAAGATCTGATAGTTTTGGTTAATCATCGATAAACAGTTTCCAGGCGACAGTGACTCTTAATCCTTTGAAGTTTCTAGTACACGGTGCAGCACAGTGTGGTATTTTACCAGGAAACAATACTGCTTTGTTTGCTTTTGGGAATACACCATGCACTTCACCGTTGTTGATGTAGAAATTAGTTTGCCCACCTAGCATTGTATGCCATCTAGGGTTTACATATAACAATAGTGTTCTTCCGTTGTCGGTCTGTGCATCAACGTGAACTGATCCATCTTGACCGAAAGTATGCCCATTAGCATACGTATGTTGTAGTTTAAATCGTGTGTTTAGTTTCTTCTGTATCTTATTTAGAAGATGATCGTAGAAGAATGGATCTTCAGCAAAGTCTATCTTCCAGAATGGTGTGCAACTATGATACTCTGGATGCTCTTTACCTAGCGAGGTGTGACCAAAGGTCCATCGCGATCCGTGTCCTGTCTTATTCTGAATCTCTTGAAAATCTTCTTCATCGAAGAAATCAAAATATTGTACAACATCATCAGTAGTATATGTCATGGTCTATCTACAAATTCCCTAATCATATTCATCCTTGCGGATTCAAGTTTCTCTAGTTGTTCGTGACTAACGTCATCAGCAACATCATTGATTGCATGTTTAAGATCAATAATATTCTGTCTCATGGCAGATTCTTTAATGTAACTCTCTGCCCACCCAATAGCAACCTTTCTATTACCTGCAGTGACTTCATTTACTTTATGCCATAGACCAGTATTATATAAAATTACTGATCCTTTTGGTGGTTTGAATTCATGTTCAGTATTGCCAACACGAATGACTAACTCTCCACCCTCATATTCATCAGGGTCATTGAGAGCTACAGTGAAACTAAAGTGTGGTGCAATACCAGCGATAGGGAATGCATCTAAATGCCATTTATAAAATCCACCAGTCTTATACCAGACAAAGTATGGTTGTCCAGATCTCCTGATTAGAAAATCAGATAATCCTTTTTGTAGAGGAGTATACAGAGTTTGCATACATCTCTTGTAGTCTGGGTCATCGTAATTAAGTACAGAACTTTTCTTTACACCTTCTCTGGGATTACTATCACTCCCACAGTGAAATCTATGCTCTGTGTATACAGAAAGTATATTGCCTGACTCTGCAGGAGTCAGAACATCATTCAGCAGCCATATCATTTAAATCTTCCTCATCATAAAATGTTGAATAATCGATACCGTGTTCAACGAAGTCTTCGACTCGCATCAACTTCATTAAATCTTGAACTCCTTGTGCTACCACTCTCTTGGCGTTAGTAGATCTATCTCTCCATTCAATGACAGTTGTTAGTCTATCATTGACATAATCTTTAGATGCATCAACGTCTCTTTCAGTCCACAACCTCGCATCATCTATATCAAGATTATATTCAATTGCGTTACCAGCAGGATCTACGTTATCAGGATATGCAATTCTATAAATTGATGGGTCAATAGGCCATTTAATAGCCTTGATTGCCTTGAAGAGATCCAGAGGATCATCATACTTTTTATTGAATGCATCCATGCTACGGAGTGCCTTTCTCCACTTCTTCCACATCTCTTTCTCACCTTCGTAAGAATCTTCGATATCAGGTAGGACACGCCAGTCAGAACCTTTGAGCATTGCTGTTCTTTCAACTAGCCTCTTATTCATAGTGGCATCATAAAACATCTGCTCTTCAGAAATTTTAGTAATCTTATCTCTGATCTGTCTTTCTCTCACAACATGAGAGGCAGCAGTAAGATCTACTACTCTTTGACGCAACTCTTTAATTTGATCTGTAGTAGCACCATTGAAAATATATTGAATAGAGGTTGACTGATCAGTCGCAAAATCATATTTGTATTTTCTACGTTGGATGAGTGCAGTATCATCACTATAGAAAAGAACGTGCTCTAGTTCATCAACTGTATCTGTATGGAATATATCACCAACAACCTCGTTCTTAAATCTTTCCATGATATCAGGAAGGATTTTAATTGGTTGATTGATTTTATTACCATTAGGCAAGTCCAAAATATGAGTAGAATCGATAACGAGACTGTTCAGTAAATCAATCTCCATTATCACCTTGTTAATATTATCTACCAATTCGATGCTATCAGCCATGAGTTTTGATATACCAACCTGTTACTATATATTTATCCTTATCACCTAAAAGGAAACCTCCCCTATGAACATGTGTTAGACCAGCAGGGAAAATAACTACTGTGCCGACTGTAGGTTTAATCCTACGTTTCTGATACATGAACTCGGTTTCACCACCATCTTCAATATCATTTAGATAAATCATCCATGTCAATTCACGAGCAGCACATTCAATTGTACCATTTTCATAGTGCCATGAGTGATATCCACCACCAGTTGGAGTTTTCTGAAACTTGATGTCAGAAGAAAACATTTTAGTCTTCTTCAATGTAGAATAGTAACAGCAATAGTGATTAGCACATGATTTCAGCATCTGGTTAATATTATTAGTATATTTTGCTGATGCATAGTTTAGCATGAATGATCTATCATGTCTAGTAAATGCAGACCCATACATGGCAGAACCTTCCATGATGTTAATCTCGCCTTCTGAAGCTCCTAGATCACCTTGATCTTCATCATCTTGGTTCAGAACACTAGCAACATCTTCATTGAAGACTCTATCACCATATGTGACAAGTTGTTGACATAGAGCTGCTGGTACGAAATTTTCCCACACACCAATAAAATCTGTAAAATCACACTTGGTGATTTTTGGATTTTCCATTAGTTCAAGTGGACGATAAGGAGCGATTTGTTGTGTCATGATAATAAAATAATATTAATATGCCTTGATTATATATTTGACTTTGTGAAACTCTTGTATGATAGGAACTTGTATGTTGGGTTTCATCTTGACGCTAGGAATTGGTTTCTTGATATTCTGATTAAGAGTGAATGTACCAGTATTCAACACATATCCAACTGGTGGTGTGTTACCAACAAATTGATTATTGTCAAAACTGACGTTAAGTGTAGTACCAAAACCACCCAATCCTGTTTTGAAAAGACCAGGACCATTTTGGTTACCATAACTATAATCTTGCGTTGGATCTAAAACAGGAGTTAACCCCATTAGGTGATTGTGAGAAGAAGTTGTAGTGTCACTATCTTCTAGAATTGCTGGTGGAGTATATGCCTCAATTCTAAATCTTGATCCAGTAACATCAATAGCAGCAGAAACAGCAGTTGGTCCACCACCAGTTGTTCCATATACATCGTCTGGATATCTCTTCAAGTTCAGATGATTTCCTGCTACTGATACAACATCGTCAGAGTTAAGACTGTTGAAAGGTGATGGCCAGAATACTTTCGCAGTTAGTGTCAAACTAGCTGTTCCTGGAGGATCTCCCTCTTCAAGAGGAGCGTCTCCAAATGTTCCTGCCCATTCAACAATGCGTTCCTTAAAACTTCTACCTTCATTTGACTGAAGAATATCATCCCAAAGTTGATCGAAGTACAGAGCATTGCCACCTGGTTGAGT